TGTTTTGAAAGCTATGGGACGAGAAATGAATCGAAACATCTTCTTAATCTCGCACAGAGATGAGTTGGCTAGTCGAGTCAATAACGTTCTCATGGTTGTCAAGGAAAATGGGTTCACCATGCTTGACACTGATACACAAATAAACGAAATAAACTAAGGAGACATTATGTCAAACCACGATACACTACTTGAGCAGTTTGAAATTTACAAAGCCGAAAACGAAAAGTTTGCCGGCAAGGGCGTTAAGGCAGCGGCAGCTCGTGCTCGCAAAGCACTACAAGAAATGAGCAAAGCTATTAAAGAGCGCCGTAAAGAGATTACTGCTGAAAAAGAAGCATTAGCGGCTACCAAGTGATATGACATGGTACTATAACGGTACCATTGTTGAGGAACTACCAGAAGATTGTGTTGGTTTTGTTTATTTGATTACAAACAAAACCAACAATCGAAAGTATGTTGGTAAGAAATTAGCAAAGTTCTCTAAGACTACCTATAAAGTTGTCAAACAAAAGAACGGTGTTAAAAAGAAGAAAAAGATTCGCAGTAAAATTGACAGCGATTGGCTAACTTATTTTGGTTCTAGCCCTGAACTGAGCAAAGATGTAGAGCTACTAGGTGAAGAAAACTTCACTAGAGAAATTTTACACTACTGCAAATCAAAATCTGCTTGTTCTTACCTAGAAGCTAAAGAACAATTTGATAGAAAAGTTCTTGAATCAATGGATTATTACAACGGGCACATACAGGTTCGTGTTCATGGCTCTCATATTCTTGGCAAATTATAACAACGGCACTTAACTCAACTAGCTCTGCTACTAACTACATATTCTATTACATACTCATCTTGGCTAATACACTACGCAACGTAGAACTCTAACTTAAACATCTATTAGCAAATCCACTAGTAAGCAAATTACTACTGAAATAGGCGTGTGTTGCCTGGAAAACACCCATAAAACCTGGCACTAGGGTTGCACAGGGGAAGGAACTTCCGAACAGTAGCGGAGACTTGTTGTCACTATCCTTAACAGGACGCAATTCATGGCATGGAACGAATTGACACAAGTATATGAATGCTAAAATGAGTAGGCTCTGGTGAACTATTACAACCTACATACTGCAAAAGCGATTTTAACTAGGCCTTGCAGTAGCGTCACAATAAGATGAGCGTAAAAGGGTACAGCGTGACCGCCCTAACTTTAACGAGTTGCTTTAGTTAAATGTGGCTTGGACTTCGGTGTCAAGTTTTTAATCTTAGCCGGTAAAACGGCTAAGTGTGACTGAATCATCAGTGTCAAGTAATCAAAATGTAAATCACATGTATCTACTCTAGTTTATCGTGTTAAATCAAAAAAAAAGTGTATCTAAGATACACTGAATGAGCAAGAGCGAAGCGATGCGAAATTCAAGGGCGAAGTATTCGCCCGACTGAATATGATAAATGACTAGAAACGACTTCGAGCAAAGCCCTTCTTGCCGTACATTGCTTCTGTTCTTTCTTTAATGACTTCACTTAGGACTTCGCGTTCAAGGAAAGTCATAAACCAGACACTATCTGGATCTATGCCTCCCCATACGCTTAAGGTGGTCACTTCTTTGACTAAGGCTCTTGCTTCGTTTTCTATACCTTCGATAAAGCGGCGTATCCCTTTAACGTCGGTACCGAGTATCAAGAGCCTACGCCGAAAAAACTTGTTGGGTCAAACAACATGTCTGACTTGTAAGTTTCCCCACAATGTTCGCATTTTACTTCTACAGTTCTGGTAATACCATACTCGCCAAAACGTTTTAGTTCTGCGTCTAAGCGTTCATTTGTAGCACGGTCTAAGTTTTTAACCCAATCTAAAATGTGTGCTGGGTTTGTAACTTCAACGCCATCTGGAAGTGTTACGCTTAATATACTTTGTGCTAAGATGTCTTGACTTAATAGCACTAGTTCATTGTAGCCTTTGTTGGCAATTTCAGCTTTTTGATCTACTGTGATGTTTTCATTTGCTTCTGCGGCTTGTAATTGTCGCATAGTAACAAACTGAATACGAAGCAATTTACTTTGTGCATCAAGAGTGTATGGCTTTAGTTTAACGTTAATACCGTTTGCAAGATTAACATCGCCTATGCCGTCGGGGATAGCTTTAAGCGTACCTAAAATGCCACCTAAGCCAACAGTAATACGTTGGCTTCTACCATTTGCTTGTTCGCAATTATGGTTAACATCTAACTCCATATCGTCGCCATAGCTGGCCATACGCATAGCAACCAAAATAGCATCAATATCGGGTGCAGGGATTTCAGATACATTACTAATGTCTGGACAAACACTTGCTAGTACCTGTTTAAGTGCTTCTCCGTTTAGTAATCCATCTGGGTTTTTAAGCGCAAGTTCATCTTTGGCTGTCATTGGATAAACGGCTAATTCGTTTGTATCTGACATTTTAGGAGGCTTGCTATAAAAACGGCCACCGCTTGGCAACTCAATATGAGTACCAGGTCTGCGGTAATATTGCGCCAACGGGTTAGGTGTTGGCATTTTAATTGGCTTCTTTAGTGGGTTGGAATTATCCATGTACTTAATCCTTAACGGTAAATAGGTTCATAGGCCTATTATTGCATAACATTATTTATGTGGTATTTTAATGGCAAAAGGACCGTATTACCATAATGGATGACCGACAAATAGAACGATTGCTTGAAAAGCTCAATGAACTAACCAGTGCCATGGGCCGAGGCGTAGGTGGTCAGACTGGCGGTATTAATCAACCCAATCGTCCAGAAAACAAATCCAGCGGTGGCAACAAAGGAAAAAGCCCAGCTGAGTCTTTGTTAGATGCCCGCATGAAAAAATATGCTGACCAATTGGCTCGTGGTGAAAAACTAAGTGAAAGTGCCCGCAAAGAATTAGAAGACTGGCAAAAGACTCAAAAGGAAGTTAATAAAGCACAAGACGAGCAACTTGATTCTATTAAAGGCGTTGGTAAAGGATTAAAAGAGTTTGGTAAAGATGTTCTATTAGGCCAGGGCAATTTAACAGGTGCATTAAACAATTTAACCTGGCGCATGAGCGGTAGCAGTAATGTTCTAGGTAAAGCACTAGGCGGCCTAGCAGCCGGCTTTGGCTTTACATTAGGCGTACTAGAAAACTTTGCGGCAAGTGCCAAAGACATGGGTGCATTTGCTGACCTAAGTGCGTTTAGCATTGGCTCAGTAAAACAAGCCAAATTGATGTCGGGCTTGGGCGATAGTTTTATTAAAGTTATTGCTGACAGTAATGGCGGCTTTAAAGCATTTGGTTCAAACAGTCAAAAGGCAACAGAGAATTTAAGCGACTTGGCACGTGGCTTACGTTTAGGTTCTTACTCAATTAATAGTAGTTTACAAAAAGCACTGGGCCCAGAGTACGTTAAGAAGATGAACAAGGCGGCTGCGGCAACAGCAGCCATGGGCTTGTCTCAAGAAGACCAAGCAAGCTTAATGGGAACATTAAGCTCTACGATTGCTCTGACTGCTAAAAACGAAGTTGATGCTCAACAAAAGCTTGTTAAACAGTATGCTGATACAGTAGATTCTGCACGTACACTAAGCAATACATTTGGTACAAGTGCTAAGGAAATCTTAAAGAGTATTGAAAACTTTAAGAAGAGTACATCGGGTCAAGCCGCTGAATTGCAAGGTGTTGCTGGCGCACAAGAAATTAAACAAGCACTTGCAGCCGCAGGAGTAAGCAACAACGAAGAAGATTTAAACCGAATGGCCTTGTTAATGGCCAAAGGTCAAACTGGTGCCGCATCAACATACGCTTCTCCTGAAGCAATGGCAAACTTCCAAGCAGTTGCGGCCGCAACAGAAGCCGCACGTAAAGCAGGTGGCGGAACTATTACAGCTCAGGGTATGTCTCAAGGCATGCAAGGCCAACGTGGCACATTTGAAGAAATTAGTAGACAGCGTGGAGACTTAGGTGCTAAAGGCACAGAAGGATTATTTGATTCTGGTGTTGCCGCAGGTGTACTTGCTAAGAAAATGGAATTGCAAGCCAGGGCCGACGCTGGTGATGAAGCCGCTAAGAAAGAACTAGCTAAAGGCATTGGCACAACAACAGAAGCTGGAAACATTCAGGCAATGGATCAGCTAACTGGTGCATTGAATAGTTTGCGTAATGTCATCTTGGGCTTAATGGCTAGTATTGTTGGTCTAACTGGTGCATTTGGAGCACTAGCACTAGGTGGCGGTATTGGCGCATTATTAGGTGGCGGCAAAGGATTAGGTGGTGCGTTAGCCGAAGGCCTTGGCGGATTACTAAGCAAAGGTAAAGGATTACTTGGTAAAATTCCAGGCATGGATAAACTTGGTGGCGCCGCAAGTAGTGCTGGCGGAGCATTAGGCAAATTAGGCGGAGCCGCTAGCAGTGGCATGAGTGCCTTTGGAGATTTCCTTGGAACATTAGGAGATAGTAAAACAGTTAAAGGTGCTGGAACATTAGCATTACTTGGTGGTGCTTTAGCACTTGCCGCACACGGATTTAAAACATTTGGCGAAGTCAAGTGGGAAGGTATGTTAAAAGGAACAGTTGCACTTGCCGGTCTAATTGGCATGGCTAGATTAGTAGGCGAAGCTAGTACAAGTATGCTTAAAGGTGCGGCATCTATAGCTATACTTGGTGGTTCATTGTTGTTATCGGCTATTGGCTTTAAAACTTTCAATGAAGTCAACTGGGGTAGCTTGGTTAAAGGAGCAGTTGCTTTAACAATTTTAGGCGGTGCTGCCGCATTACTAGGAAACTTATCAGGTAATATCTTAATGGGTTCGTTGGCAATTGCCGCACTAGGAGCCGCTATGTGGGTAGCAGGCAAAGGCTTCCAAACATTCAATGATTTAAATTGGGAAGGCATTGCCAAAGGAGCAGTTGCACTAGGCGTGTTTGCTGTAGCTGCCGGGGTAATGGGCGGATTCTTACCTGTTATTGCTTTGGGTGCAGTTGCTATTGCCGCATTAGGTGCATCGCTAGCAGTATTTGGATTAGGCGCAATGGTAGCTGCCAAAGCCGCACAAATGTTCTCGGACGCTATCGTAAGCATTGGCAATGTTAGTGGGGCAAACTTGATAGCTGTTGGCGCAGGATTGGGTGCAATCGGCGCAGGCATGATTCTGTTTACTGCTGGCATGATTGCTGGTACTGCTGGTAGCGTTGTTACAGGCATTATGAGTTTATTTGGAG